TGAAGCCCAAAAACGACTCAAGGAGCTAATGTCCGAAAAGGACGCCGAGCTTATAGCCACAAGTGATGAGGTTCTGGAGACTCTTACCCGAATTCTGCGCCGCGAAGAGCGAGAGCACGTAGTCGTAACCCTGAAGAAGCGCGTTTCGAAATATGACAAGAACGGGAAAAAGCATATTACCGATACAGAGACGGCAGAAGCGTTTGAAATCCCTGCAAAGTTATCAGACGTAACTAGGGCGGCGGAGTTATTAGGGAAGGCGCGCGGGTTGTATACGGAAAAAGTGGATGTGAATGTCCCTGTGAAAATCGTGATTGAAGACGATTACGGAGGTGACGCTATAGAAGTAGTAGGATTTCAGATAGATAGCGGCACCGAGGATAAAGACGATGAAGATTGATGTCGAGCATCGTGCCATCGCCAGATGGAACAGGGTGTTTCGCCCTGTGAACGAGTGTCGCCTGCGGTATCGGATGCTCAAAGGTTCTGCGGGGTCTGGGAAATCAGTCAATATAGCTCAGGACTATATCAAAAAGCTATCCGATCCACGATATACCGGCGCAAATCTTCTTGTTGTCAGAAAGATTGAGGAAACTAATCGGGATAGCACCTTTGCGGAATTGCAGAGTGCCGTATACAGGTTGTTTGGCGAGCACGCTGATAAGGTTTGGAAAATCAATTTGAATCCCCTGGCGATGGAGTGTAAGACGACTGGGAATAAGATCATATTTCGAGGGATGAAAGACCAGAGTCAGCGCGAGAAAGTGAAGTCCATCACATTCAAGCGTGGCAAATTATGCTGGATATGGATTGAAGAAGCGACAGAGCTGTTGGTGGAAGATATTGATATTCTCGATGACCGCCTACGTGGTGATTTGGCTGAGTTGAATCCGCTCCTATATTACCAAATTACGATAACATTTAACCCGGTCAATGCAATGCACTGGATCAAGGGGCGTTATTTTGACAAGGCCGATCCGGATGTTTTTACACACCACAGCACATTTAGAGACAATCGCTTCATTGATCCCGGATATCTTCGCCGCATGGAGCGCAGAGCCAACGAAGATCCGGAAGGATACCGGGTGTATGGCTTGGGTGAGTGGGGAGAGCTAGGTGGCCTGATTCTGACCAATATTGAAATACATGACTTTCCCATCGGGCGTGATAGCTTCGATGGGTTTTATTATGGTCAAGACTTCGGGTATAACCACGCCAACGCTATTTTAGGTATTGGCTGGAAAGATGGGGAAATATTTGTTTGCTCCGAACAGTATCACCACGAGAAAGACACTGTAGAACTGATTGCCGAAGCTCGAAAGGCAGGGATTGACCCCCGCGTAGAAATGTTTTGCGACAGCGCAGAGCCGGACAGGATTAAGATGTGGGAAAAGGTTGGATTTCGAGCGCGTCCAGTGAAAAAAGGACGCGGGAGCGTTAAGGCTCAAATTGACTGGCTGAAAGGCCGGAAAATCCACATACACCCTTCGTGCGTGAACACGATAAAGGAAATTCAGCAGTGGAAGTGGAAAAAGGATCGCACAACAGGTCTGTACATAGACGAGCCCGTCGAGTTCATGGATGATGCCATGGCGGCCTTGCGGTATTCGGTAGAGCGGATCCGGCGCGGAAAGACATTTAGTTTTGACTAGGAGACTGGAAGTATGATTACACAAACACGAATTGTCAGCGCGATGATTGAACAGGGTGCCATGACCCGGCAACAGTTTTTTGAGCAGGAGATCAAACGATGGAAAGGCTCAGAGACTCGAAAAAATCAGCTTACTGGAGATGCCTATTATCGGGGCAAGCATGATATTTTAGAGCGGAAGCGGACGGCCATTGGGCAAAGTGGTGAACTTCGTGAGGTGAAGAACCTTCCGAACAACAAAATCATTGACAACCAGTATGCCAAGGTGGTAGACCAGAAAACTAATTATTTGCTCGGAAAGCCGTTTACTTATCAGACCGGCGAAGCAAAAGGTGCACAACCATATCACAAGGCACTGGAACCTATGTTCAACCGTAAGTTTAAGCGCACCCTCCAAAACCTAGGAGAAGATTCCTTGAATGGCGGAATTGGCTGGCTCTATATTTACCCCGATGAAGATGGCGTGTTAGGATTCCGACGGTTTGCGCCGTATGAGGTCTTGCCATTTTGGGAGGACGATGAGCATACAGAGTTAGATTGTCTTGTTCGGGTGTATGAAGCGATGGTCTACGAGGGGGCAGAAGTCAAAACTATTGAACGGGTAGAAGCCTACACAAAGGACGGAGTAGAGCACTATCTGCTCATTGATGGGGAGTTGAAGACTGATCCGGACAACCCAAAAGCCGACTATCTGAAACGATCCGACGGCAAAGGGAGCGAAACGATGCACAATTGGGAGCGAATTCCTATTGTTGCGTGGAAATACAACAATGAAGAAATTCCGCTGATTTGCAAGGTCAAGTCATTGCAAGACGCGATCAACATCACGCTCTCTGACTTTCAGAACAATATGCAAGAGGACTCCAGGAATACCATTCTGATCATCCGCAACTACGACGGTGCGGATTTAGGCGAATTCAGACACAACTTGGCGGCCTATGGTGCCGTAAAGGTGCGGTCTGAGGATGGTGCGAACGGCGGTGTGGACGCGCTCCGGGTAGAGGTGAACGCCGAGAATTATAGGACAATACTGGAAATCCTCAAACGAGCCATGATCGAGAATGCAATGGGCTTTGATGCCAAAGACTTGCGGTCATCTACCCCTAACCAAATGAACATCCAGAGCATGTACTCAGACGTTGACCTTGACGCGAACGGGATGGAAACCGAATTCCAGGCCTCCTTTGAACAGCTTCTATGGTTTATCAATGTCCACCTAACTAATGGCGGGAAAGACGATTTTAGTGGCAAGACGCTTGAAGTCGTCTTTGATCGCGATATGATGATGAATGAGTCGGACGCAGTGGAAAACGCGAAAAAGTCTGTTGGAATTTTGTCACGCGAGAGTATAATTGCCCACCATCCGTGGGTTGCCGATGCGGAAACCGAACTAGAGAGATTGGCGAAAGACAGGAAAGAAGAGTTTGATGAATACAGGGACGCATTCCCGAAATCGGGGAAGAAGCCAGAGGGTATAGAAGATGCCGAGTCGTGAGTATTGGCTACGGCGATTTGAGCAAGTTGAACTGGCGGCGCTCAATCGAGGCGAAGCATACGTTGCTACACTGGAAAGAGAATTCCGTATAGCGCAGAGGTGCATCGAAAACGAAGTTGACGCTTGGCTTAGGCGTTTCGCCTCGAACAATGATATGTCGCTGTCCGAGGCCAGGAGGCTCCTAAGTGCCGGGGAGTTGGCGGAATTCAAATGGAATGTCCAAGACTACATTCGCTTTGGGCGCGAGAATGCTTTAAATGGGCAGTGGATACGACAGCTTGAGAATGCATCGGCGAGAATCCATATCTCACGGCTAGAAGCATTGCAGATAGATATGCGACAACAGGTCGAAGCTCTCACGGGAAAGCGCCTCGCGGGGATGGATCGCCTTGCCAGAGAGATATACACAGACGGTTTCTTGCGCACGGCGTTTGAGATTCAGCGTGGGCATAATATCGGCTGGAAACTGAGCGCGATAGATCAAAGGCAATTAGACAGAGCGATTTCTAAACCGTGGGCTCTTGATGGGAAAACGTTTAGTGATCGCATATGGGAACAGCAGGCAAAACTGATTGGCAGACTTCAAACGGAGTTGACCCAAGCGATTATGCGCGGAGACTCACCAGGCCAAGCGATAAAGGCGATTGCTGGGGAATTTGGTACCACAAAAGGTCAGGCTGGTAGGCTTGTAATGACAGAAAGTGCATATTTTGCAAGCGCTGGACAAGGAAGATGTTACAACGACCTCCGGGTAAAGAGATTTGAGATTGTAGCAACCTTGGACATGGACACGAGCGATATTTGCGCCGCCCTCGATGGAAAAGTCGAGCATATGAAAAACTATCAGCCTGGGGTCACATCGCCGCCATTCCACCCATGGTGCCGCACTACAACCATACCGTTTTTTGATGATAACTACGGCGAGAGAGCCGCGAGGAATGCAGACGGCAAGACCTATTATGTGCCGTCTAACATGACGTTCCGGGAGTGGAAAAAGGAATGTGTGGTTAACCGCTCTTAGGGGCGGATTTTTAATACCAAAAATCAGCCGTACCCGTCCGGCGACCAGGCGGGATCCGCAAAGCGTGTGGAAATCACGGTAAATACAGCGGAAGAAAGGGCGAAGCATGATTCACGCAACCATTATACCCCTATTGAGCGAAGAACTGAAGCAACAACTTGAGGCTGCGCTTAAGGGGAAAGGCAAGGATGGGAAAGACGTTGAGCTTGTCATCGGGAATGACGGATCTCATGTCCCGGCTCACAAGCTTGACACAGCTAAAGGGGAGGCGGAAGCCTCTACGAAGGCACTGAAAACGGCTGTTGACGCATTGAAGAAGCTGGGCGGGTCTGGAGACCCAACGAAGCTTGCGGAGGATGTGGAGGCCGTCATGGGCACAATTGACACACTGCAAAAGGATCACCAGAAAGAGATTACCGGTTTGAAACGGACTTCCATTGATGACCGACTGGCCTCTGAGTTTAACGCCCATGATCCGAAGGCAGTAAGAGCCTATCTAGATCCGGTAGATGACGGTGTGGACGAAGCCGGGTATGAGGCAATGCGGAGACAGCAGTATCAGACCATGGCACAGGACGACGGGAAGAAGTTTCTTTTCCGTGCGCCGGAAGACTCTAAATTCGTTGGCATGAAGCCGGGCGAAAGCGGAGACGGAGCGCCGAACCCAAAACAGGGAGATTTTGAAGCACGACTTGCTGAGGCAAGAAAAACAAACGATACCCTTTCCGCAATCCAAATTAAGCAAGAGGCGAGTGCGGCGGGTATACATTTAATCTAGGAGGATGAATGAAACTATGTCACAAGTAACAGGATTGGGAACCAGTTGGAATCTGCCGAACTACGCGGGAGAGCTGTTCACGGCAGATGCTACACAGACGCCGCTTTTGTCTATGGTTGGCGGACTTACAGGCGGAAGAATGACAGAGAACTTCGAGTTTCCGACGGCGGTGTTGTACGACTATCCGGAGCCGGAGCAACCGGGAATTTCCGAGAAAGCTTCCGCAACAGCACCGGAGGCAAAACATGCTCCGCGTAATCAAGAGACGAATGTGGTGCAAATCCATCAAGAGACGGTTGACCTGTCTTACGTCAAGCAGTCCAACGCGGGACGCATGAATGGCCTCAATACAGCTGGGCAACAAGCAAATCCGCCCAACGAAAAAGCATTCCAAATTCAGCACAAACTTATAAAGATTGCGCGGGATGTAGAGCACAGCTTTTTGTGTGGTAGCTACAAAAAGGCGGACGCGGCGGATAAGCCGAATAAGACGCGAGGGCTACTAGAGTTGTGCAAAAAAGGCACTACAATAGATGCAAAGGGTGCGAGTCTTTCGAAAGGGCTCCTACAGCAGATTTATCGCGAGATGGCAGGAAACGGTGCATTCTTTAATAACATGGTTATGCTCCTTCCTGCCTTTCTGAAGCAGATTGTATCCGAAATCTATGCTTCCCAACACGGAGCGAACCTGCCAGCAACCCGCAATGTGGGCGGCGTAAACATCACGGAGATTGAAACGGACTTCTTCCGCATGGGTGTAGCTTGGAGCAGATTTGTCCCGGCGGATTCACTTGTCATCGCGGACGTTGCACACATTGCCCCTGTGTTTCAGGCGGTACCGGGCAAAGGCGTTCTATTCGAAGAGCCACTGGCAAAAGTCGGCGCCTCTGACCGGGCGCAGATTTTTGGGCAAATTGGCTTGGCGCATGGACCCACGTTTTTACATGCATCTATCACGGGACTCGCGACAGACTCTACTCCGGCGGGATAAAGGGGGCAGAAACCATGCTGGGTGATGTGAAACGCCGCCTGAAGTCATTGGGATATAAAGTCGAGAAAGGTGACGACTGGGTATTAGACTTTTTGGTTGACAAAGTGTCCCAGCATATCAAGACGGCGTGTAATCTCTCCGAAGTACCGGAGGGACTGCACGCTGTAGCTGTGGACATGGTTGTCGGTGAGTTTCTGCTGATGAAGAAGGGGAGCGGACAATTGAGCGGACTTGATGTAGAGGCGGCTGTGAAGAAGATTAGCCTCGGAGATGCATCTGTGAGCTTTGGCGGTGGAGATGAAGCCGTCACCCTTGATGGTCTCATCCTCCACCTGATGGAGAGCGGGAAATCACAGCTTTCGGCGTTTAGGAGGTTTGCATGGTAGGCGGTGCGGTACATCGAGCGGCGAGAGCGGCGATCGAGCGGCTGTATGATGGCAGATGCACAGCCATTGTGCGGAAGGGGTCAGTCAACCCGGTCACAAAACGCACAGAGTTTGGGGAGTCAGAGCTGTACATCGATCAGCCATGTCGCCTTTCCTTCGGCAGAAGCAAGAACATCACAGGCGACGGGGCAGTGGCCTCGGTGTCGCAAGCTGTGAGCCTGTTTATCGCGCCGGAGCTATCTATCCCGGAAGGGACTAAGATCATAGTAACGCAAAGCGGTGTCACCACGGCGTACTCCAACAGCGGGACGCCTTCTATCTATCCGACACACCAAGAGATTCAACTCTCTCTATTTGAGAGGTGGGCAAGTGGCAAGAAAAACCAAGATTAAAGGCTTCGATAAGCTCGTCAAGCAGATGGAAACCATGCAAAAAGGTATGGAAAAGCTGGATGTAGAGCAATTTTGCGAAGCGATGTCCAGGGAGTTGGCGGCACGACTCTTAGCAAAGGTGATAAAGCGGACGCCTGTTGGTCGGTATCCAAAAAGCACCGGTAAGAAAGGCGGAACTCTGCGCCGAGGCTGGACTGCTAGGACAGAAGTGGAAGCAAGGTCAGGCGAAAAGGTTGATGTAGACACCTTTGTCGAATCGCTAACAATTGACCAAAGCGGCACCGTATACACGATTACGATTATCAATCCAGTAAACTACGCCTTGTATCGAGAGTTCGGCCATAGGACGCGTGATGGCAAGGGCTTCGTAAAGGGAGCGTTTATGCTGACAATCTCTGAAAATGAGCTACAAGAGCAAGCTCCCGAGCTCATAGAGGCGAAGCTCCAAACTTTTCTAGCGGAGGTGTTTGGTGGTTAAAGAAATATTTGACGGCATTTCTGTGGCGATTTGCAAGGAGTTTGGAGATGGCTACGCGGTTTATGGCGATAGCGATGTGGAGCAGGGTGTTAATACGCCCTGCTTTTTCATTGTGTCATTGTCCATCAACAAGAAACGGCTGGGCAAGCGCAGATTCCGCGCCACATACAGCTTTGATGTGCATTATATGCCCGACAGTGACACAGAGCACCTGGAGATGCAAGAGGCGTCTGAGGGCTTGCTGGACTGCTTGGAATGCATTACGCTTTTGGATGGTGATATGGTGCGCGGCAGAGGGCTACGTACGCAACCTGTGGACGGCGTGTTGCATTGCTTTGTGGATTACACAGTGTTTTTGCAAGACGCCTCACGCGCTCCAGAGATGGAGCACTTGACAGTTAGACCAACCACGACAAATTGAGGAGGGCAATATGGCGAATAGAAACAATGCATCAGAAAAAGACGAGAGCGCCCCCGAAGAATTAAAATACACAAAAGAGAGTGTGCTCAAATTACCGCAATATAGAGGCAGGCGAGACTTGTTGTCTGTTTT